AGAAATACACAGATTAGGTATTTTGAGTGTTAACCACAAGAGTAACTGAAAACTATTTGCATGTTAGCAGCAAGAAATGTCTTGACAGGGGTTGACAAGTATGGTATAATTATACATAACTAGGTTCACTTAAAGTGATACATTAAAATGTTTATTAATTAAGATTGTTAATAACACTTAAATGTACACTTAAATGGTTTTTCTATAAAAATAATTTAAGAAAGTTCTTGACTTTGAGTAAAAAATCAGTAAAACTATACACTGATGATGTACTTACATCTTTTTATGATGCTATCCGTACTAATTCTGTAGAGCGTTTGCACATTCCGCACAGCGATGTGTTCTATGTTCGTGCTGCTGTAGAAGCGAAGTACGGAAAAAGGTTCTCTCTTAAACATGTAGAGACCATAATGAAAGAAGAAGGGTGGACAGAGACTGATGGGCAAGAAAGTTCCAGTGATATCAATAGGTGTCGGAATGGCTGACATGGATAAACTAAAGAAGAAAATGAAAAAAGCCGAAATGATGAACGGTGGTATGGCTAATGGAAAAGCACACATGTATTCTAACGGTGGAAGTGTTACGGATAACTTGCCTAACAAAGGATTGAAAGCACTGGCAAAGACAGAAGCCGGTAAAAAAGCAGTCCGCAATATGGGATTTAACGTATAACACACCCGATAGAACGTGACATTCGTAATTGGTCACATAAATTTTTAGAAATACCGAGTAAGAAGCTAAACGGTTTGCCACCCTGTCCCTACGCAAAACAGGCATGGCTTGAAAACAAAGTTATCTTTGATATCAATACAGGTTTAGAAGGATTACTAAAAGCAGTATCAGAGTTTGACACACACAACTATGATATTGTTGTATGGGCAGATGAAGACCTACCCGACATGAACTACTTAGATGGTTGGTGTGACGGTGTAAACGAAGCTTTATCTACCTGTGGTAAAGATATGCACCTCATGGTGTTTCATCCAGACTATGATGCTACGGAAGCAGGTCTGGACTTTCTCGTTGATGACGGTGTTACAGACGAGAATCTAAGCTACTGCATGGTATTCGTGCAGCGGCTATCCACCCTAGACGATGCAGCACTAAGTCTGGAGAAGTCTGGGTATTACAAACACTTTCCAAAAGATGTGTTTGAATCATTAGTGCTAGACAGAAGGAGACTGAGAGATGGCAATGCATGGCAAAGCAAAAATGGCTAAAAAGAAAATGCGTGGTGGAGGAATGTCCATGATGGCAAAGAAGAAGATGAGAGGTGGAGGAATGTCCGCTAAGAAGAAAATGATGGGCGGCGGTATGGCTAAGATGGCGAAGAAGAAAATGATGCGCGGTGGTGCAGCAATGGGTAAAAAAAAAATTCTAAACGCTAATCAAGGTGCAGACGTTAAAGCTGCATTAGATACATCTAGCAAATCCGCTTTCATTGCATCTGCATTAAAAAGAAATCCTAGTTTAAGTAGACCAGAGATTGTTGCTATATTTAATGCAGTCAAAGGAATGACACCTAAAAAAGATAAGTAATGGTCTATCTATCAGAGTCATCGGTGCATGGCTTTGGAGTTTTCGCAGACAAAGATTATAATATAGGAGATACACTTGAACTGTGTTATTATCTTGTTACTGATGATTCTGATATGACCGACACATGCATACTACACGATTACGTGTTTGGTACACCGAATGAAGAGCAAGAGTATTTAGTTCCGCTAGGAAATGCGATGATGTACAACCACAGCAGTGACCCCAATGCTGAGTGGGAGATACATGACGATAATAACTTTGTACGATTTAAAGCTTTAAAAACTATATCAAAAGGCGAAGAGATATTTCACAACTACGGTGAAGAATATTGGGAGAGTCGTAATGACACGAAAAGCAAAAAGCACAGTTAACAAAGCAGGTAACTATACTAAACCCGGAATGCGAAAGCGTATGTTCTCAGCTATTAAAGCAGGAAGCAAAGGTGGCGCACCGGGACAATGGTCAGCAAGAAAAGCACAACTATTAGCCCAACGATACAAAAAAGGTGGAGGGGGCTATAAGTAAAGACCCTAAAATAGGAACAGGCAAAAAGCCAAAAGGGACTGGTAGAAGATTATACACAGATGAAAATCCCAAAGATACAGTCCCTATTAGATTTGCCACTGTGGCTGATGCCAAGAGAACTGTGGCGAAGGTTAAAAAAGTTAAGAAACCGTTTGCGAGAAAAATACAAATCTTGACAGTGATGGAACAACGTGCTAAAGTAATGGGTAAGGACGCTGTTGTTAAGATTGCTAAACTCGGTAAAGAACAGATAAGGAAGCAACATGGCTCTGGCAAAGTCACAGCGTAGTCTTAAATCATGGACAAAACAAAAGTGGAGAACAAAAAGTGGTAAACCCAGTAGCAAAACTGGAGAGCGTTATCTACCAACAGCTGCAATTAAAGCTCTATCACCCCAAGAGTACGCAGCAACTACTAAAGCGAAAAGAGAAGGAAAGAGAAAAGGCAAGCAGTTTGTTAAACAGCCTAAAAACATCGCTAAGAAAACGCGAAGTTATAGAAAAGTTACATAACATAGGATACTTTAAAGATGATTACTAAAGCATGGTTCATAGTAGCCGTAATGTCTGGTGTGTATACAGACGGAACAAAAGACATATTTATATTTAATAATCCACTAGAGCATGGACACTTTCATAGTTCAACAATGTGTCAGAAGTTTATAGGAGACCATCCTTTTAAACTTGCTAAAGCATTAATTAATCAATATGGTAATAGACCACCAGAGCAGATTATGTGTGTTCCAGAAGAAACAGTAAAATTATTTATGGAACAAGGTGGTAAAAGAGGAGAGCCAACCTAGTGCTGTATGAGCCTACATGCGAAATCTGTGGGCATCACATAGAAGATGACAGATGTGAGTATTGTCGTAATACAGGTGATAATGGTGATTGGATAAAAAAAGTTATTGAACAAGCCAAAGACCCTAGACACGACCAATCTGCGTTTAAAGATAAAAAGAAAAATGACTCCAGAGACTCTTGATAAATGGCGAATACTTCCAAGACTTATGATGTTAGTTATGACGGGCGTTTACATTCGCTGTATAGAATGGGCTTTGAGTCAGCCAGAGTTGACCACACAACAAGCAGGACTAATATCCGTGATTACTGGAGCGATGACAGGAAGCTTTGCAATCTGGATGGGAGCAGAGAAATCAGAACCAAGAAGAATGGAGAGAGAAGAGAGATGAGAAAATATTTTAAAAGATTATGGTGTGCATTGTGGAACAAAAAATGCCATGATGATTGTGACTGCGTATAATGCTAGGTAGCATACTTAATTCTGTATCTAGCTTGGCATCATCTTATCTAGATGGTAAGGTTGCGGTTCAGAAAGCTGAAGCAACCATTCGTATGAAAGAAGCCACTGGTGAGATAGATTGGGACTTAGCTGCTATGAGGGCATCGCAGTCCTCGTGGAAAGACGAATGGCTTACACTTTTGTTTAGCATTCCTCTAGTACTGAGCTTCTGCGGTGAGTGGGGTAGGGCGATAGTAGCAGATGGCTTTACTGCACTTGCAGGTATGCCACAGTGGTATCAGATAGCTTTAGGAGCTATCGTAAGCGCAAGCTTTGCCACAAGGTCAGCAGGTAAATTTTTTAACAGGATGAAAAAGAAATGAGATTAGGTTGGTTATTAAACAGCATGATGGCTATCCTAGTCTTAGTTACATTTATAGTGGTGATATTATGACAGCTAAATTTTTTGAACATAAAACTGTAGACAAAACTAAGAAAGCTAAAAAGAGTAAAAAGGTAGCAGGAGTTATCAAGGACGAAATGGTTGACCCTATACGAAAGTTTATAAAAGAGAGAAACCTAAAAACATTAAAAGATTCGTTACAAAAAGAATATATGAAAACTGTAAAAGATAGGAAAAAGTATGGCATTCAAACTTAGTAACAGAAGTTTAAGAAAATTAGAAGGTGTACACCCTTTACTTGTGGACACAGTAAAAGAAGCCATAAAGGTATCACTTGTGGACTTTGGAGTTATATATGGAGTCAGAGACCTTGCAGAGCAAAAAAGATTGTATGAAGCAGGACGCTCACAGACTATGCGTAGCAAACACCTTATACAGGAAGATGGATATTCACATGCTGTAGACTTAATGGCTTTCGATGGTAAGAACCCAAGTTGGGACATCGTAATGTATGATGACATTGCTGACGCTATGATGATGGCATCCAATCAAACTGGAGCTAAAATTTGTTGGGGTGCTGCGTGGCAAATAAAGGATATATCTACATGGGATGGAACTATGGAACAAGCTATGAACGCTTATGTAGATTTACGTAGGAGTCAGAACCGCCGCCCCTTCATTGATGGTCCTCACTTCCAATTGACAACATGACATCAAAGGTACGAAAGAAAAAACGCGATGACATGAAAGGAATGTCTGTGAAGAGTGGGGACAAGCGACCCACTTCACAAGGCGCAGGTATGACAGCAAAGGGAGTTGCTAAGTATAGACGCAGAAATCCCGGTTCAAAGTTACAGACAGCAGTTACAGAAAGTAAACCTACGAGTAAAGCAAGAGCAGCAAGAAGAAAATCATTTTGTGCAAGAAGTGCAGGACAAATGAAAAAGTTTCCTAAAGCAGCAAAGAATCCAAACAGTAGACTGCGACAAGCTAGAAGAAGATGGAAGTGTTAACATGAGACAACTTACAGAGAAACAACAAAAATTATTAAATGTTTTATTTGATGAAGCAGGTGGTAACTTTTCTATAGCAAAGAAACTTGCAGGGTATGCTGATACATCTAGCACCACAGATATAGTAAAAGGTTTAAAAGAAGAAATACTAGAAGCTACACAAATGTGGATGGCACGTAATGCGCCAAAAGCTGCAATGTCAATGACAGGAGCTTTGTTAGAGCCTACAGAGTTAGGTATAAAAGAAAAGATGACAGCAGCAAAAGAGATACTAGACAGAGTTGGTTTAGTAAAAACAGAGAAGATGCAAGTAGAAGCAACAGGTGGTGTGATGATTATGCCACCAAAAGCACCAACGGAAGACGATGACTAGAAGTATTGGCAGGTGGAAGCTACCACAACCAACAGACATAAAAGAAGATAACGAGTGGATATCTATACCACGTATTGCTAGAACTATACCTTTTGGTTATGTACAAGACGAGAATGACCCTGACGTTTTACGACCTGTACCCGATGAACTAAATTTGCTAGAAAAAGCAAGAACATATGTAAATCAATATTCATATCGACAAGTAGCAAATTGGATATCAACTCAGACAGGACGCTACATATCACATGTAGGATTAAGAAAACGGTTAGAGAATGAGCGACAACGTAAGAACCAAGCTAAAGGCATTCGCCAGTGGGCAGACTATGCGGAAAAGGCAATCGCCAAAGCGAAAGCCCTTGAAGAAGAAAGAACAGGCGCAAGAGCCACAGGTT